AAATTATTAATTGAACTTAAAGGTTACGCAGCGTAATATGATTTAAGTGCCTCTTCGGAGGCACTATTTTAGTTTCTTAATTAAGGAGGGAAACATGGCAGATACAGTAACAGGACCTACAATCTTACAACAAAACGATAAGAGAGTAGTAATTAAAATAGTCAATCAATCAGATGGTTCAGGTAGTACCACAGTCTTTGCAGATGTCTCTGCATTAGCAGCTAACAAAAATGGACAATCCGTCACAACAGTAAGCCCACAAAGAATATGGTGGTCTTGTGCTAATGGTGATGGTGGTGATTCTTTTGCTAGACTAGACTTTGAAGACTCAGATGGTGATATTCCTATTGCAACATTAGTTGATTCAGGCTATTGGGATTTAAGAGAATTTGGTGGTATTCCTGCTAACACTTCATCTAACTCAAATCAAAGTGATGTTAACTTTGTTGTGCCAGGTGCAGCTGATTCAGGTAATACTTACACAGTCATTGCAGAGTTTATTAAAAACTACGATTAATTATGGAAATTAGTGTAGAACAATATACCAATGATCTAGTAGGTTTTTCTAAAGGCGGTATGCCTTCTCGTAATAAAAAAAATTACAGATCTACTAAATCTGGTGCGGGTATGACGCAAGCAGGTGTTAAAGCTTATCGTCGTATGAATCCAGGAAGTAAATTAAAAACAGCCGTGACAGGTGATGTTAAAAAGGGTAGTAAATCTGCAAAAAGGCGTAAGTCTTATTGCTCAAGAAGTGCAGGTCAAGCTAGGATGCACAATATTAATTGTCGTAAAACGCCTAATAAACGTATATGTCAGGCGAGGAGAAGATGGAAATGTTAACAAAATTATTTAAAGCTACAAACAAGTTGTGGACTAAATATAAAGATAGTTGGACTTGTGAAAGTTGTAAAGTAAGGGATATAATTATAGTTGTTTTATTACTTTTAATTATTTTTGTATGAAGCTGACTGATAATTTTTCTCTTGCAGAATTAACTAAATCGCAAACAGCTGAACGATGTGGTTTTAATAACAATCCCGACAAGGAGCACATCGATAGCTTACAAAAACTTTGCGATAATATTTTACAACCTGTAAGAGATTATTTCCAAAAACCCGTCATGATAAGTTCTGGGTATCGTTCACCTCAAGTAAGTATGCAAATTGGTTCTTCTTCTCGATCACAGCATTGCAAAGGTCAAGCTGCTGATATAGAGATAGCGGGTGTTTCCAACAAAGAATTAGCAGATTTTATTAACGATAACTTAGATTTTGATCAAGTTATTCTTGAGTTTCATAACCCTGACGAAATTAACTCTGGCTGGGTACATGTGTCGTATGTGGGTGATAGAAATAGAAGTGAGTATTTACTTGCGGAAAGAGATGATTATGGCAAAGTGAGGTACAGTAGATGTCAATAACAAGAGCACAAATGGCAAAACAAATATCAAAGCCACCTATGAAAAAAAAGAAAAAAAAGAAAAAAAAGAAAAAAGCTAGGTCTAGATAGCATTGTTGAAAACTGTTAATATTTACTAATAAACAGGAGAAATATATGGCTAAAAAGAAAGGGCAAAAGTTATGCCCAAGGGGCAAAGCGGCTGCTAAAGCTAAATTTGATGTTTATCCTAGTGCTTATGCCAATGCGTATGCAAGTAAAGTGTGTGCAGGTAAAGTTAAAGGCCCTAGTGGTGTAAAACGAAAAGATTTTAGAGGTCCAAAACCAGCTAAAGAAGGTACCTTTGTTGAAGCAGGTGATACATTAGGTTCTGCTATAGAAATGGATATAGATGGTATGACCGTAAGTAACCCATCAGCTAAGGCATATTACAAAGGCTTAGTCTAATGGCAAGTGGACTTAAAAAATGGTTTAGTGAGAATTGGGTAGATATCGGTTCTCCAAAAAAAGGTGGTGGATACAAAAAGTGTGGACGTAAAAGTGCAAAAGGCTCTAAACGTAAGTATCCAAAATGTGTACCAGCTTCAAAAGCTGCTGGTATGAGTAAAAGCCAAAAGGCTAGTGCTGTTCGTAGAAAAAGAGCAAAAGCTCAAGGTGTCGGTGGTAAACCAACTATGGTAAGAACTATCGATAAAAAATATTATGGTGGATTGATAGAATACTAGGAGAACATTATGGCTTTAAAATTTGGACCAGATATATTAGATAAAGGACCTCAAGGTACAAAAAGAGGTAAAAAATTAAGTGCTTTTGGAAGAGCTTTTAAACTAGCTTATGATACAAAGCCTGGAAGCACCTTTACTTTTGGTGGTAAAAAATACAAAGCCATTAAAAAACAAGAAGGCAAAGGACCTCCAAAAGACAGAGTTGAAGATAAGTCAATTGGTGCGGGTACAATTATTAAAGGTAAACGTGATACTACTAAATCTAAAAATCCTGTAGCAACTACAAAAACAGTAACAAAAAAGAAAAAACCACTACGCCCTTCAAAATTTAGAAATTTAGCAGGTCAAAAATTTGGTCAACGTAAAGATGGTGGTATGACTAATTTAAAACCAGTAGCACCAGAACAACAAAAAAGTTTAGGTCAATTACCAGAAAAGGTAAGAAACCGTATGGGTTATGCTAAAAAGGGCACCATGGTACAAGCAAGAGGTTGTGGTATGGCTAGAAAGAAACCAACTAAAATTACTTAGGAGTTGACATGGCTAGAGATATATTAAAGAAACAGAAAGAATCAACTTTAGCTAAAGAGTTAAAGCGTGAGATAAAACAAGGTAAAAAAGATCCTAAAAGTAGAAAGGCGGTTGCAAAAAAAGTGCTTACAGGACTCAGTTTATTGCCTATTGGTAAAGCTGTTCAAGTTGGAGGTAAAACTTTAAAAGGTGTAGATAAAGCATTAGATAAAAAATTTGCAACAAAAAGAAGAAAAGAGCTCAGAACTATTTACAGGAAAGCTTATGTTAAATCTGTAAAATCTCATAGAAATAGAGATAGAAAAGAAGGAGAAATGTTAAAGTACGCAATAAAAGAACCTACTGGATTATTATTTAACAAGAAAAAAATTGATTTAAAAGCTACAAAGAACCCAGTACCAAAGAAAAAAGTTAATATTGATTTAAAAGCTACAAAAAACCCAGTACCAAAGAAAAAAGTTAGTATTGATTTAAAAGCTACACGAACATTAGCTCCACCTTTAAGTAAGAGAGGGCGTGCTATAAAGGGGGCCAATGATTTAGTGAAAGCAATGGATGGTGCTATAGAAAGAGTAACAGGAATAAAATCTACAAAAAAATACAGTAGAGGCGGTGGCGTGGCAGTGCAAGGCACAAAATTTAAAGGTACTTTTTAAGGAGACTAAATGGCTACTTCAGGCACAACAGCGTTTGATTTAGATATCGATGACATCATTGAAGAAGCGTATGAACGTTGTGCTGTCAGAACTAACAGTGGGCGTGATTTAAAATCTGCTAGACGTAGTTTAAATATTTTATTTTCTGAATGGAGCAACCGTGGTGTACATCTTTGGAAGGTGTCTTTAAACACTCAAGAATTAACATCAGGGACTGCAACTTACACGGCTCCTTCTAATACTAGTGACGTTTTAGAAGCCTATATCAGTAGTTCAAGTGGCACAACTAGTTCAACTAGTGATATAGCTTTAACTAAAATATCAAGAAGTGATTATGCGTCAAAAAACAATAAAGGTGCAACAGGTCAACCCTCTGAGTATTATGTAGATCGTCAAACCACACCTACAATTACTTTGTATCAAACACCAAATGCAAGCACTTATACGCATTTAAAATATTACATTGTAAAACGTATTGAAGATGCTGGAGCTTACACTAATCAAGCAGATATAGCTTTTAGATTTATACCTTGTATGGTCGCGGGGCTTGCTTATTATTTAAGTATGAAAGTTAACCCACAATTGGTACAACAAAATAAAATGATTTACGAAGATGAATTAAAAAGAGCCTTAGACGAGGATGGACAAAGAACTTCGGTGTATATAACACCACAAAGTTACTATCCATCAGGGAGTTAATTATGGCTTATGCTCGTGGAAAATATGCTAAAGCAATATCTGATAGATCAGGTATGGAATTTCCGTATAAAGAAATGGTAAAAGAATGGAATGGTGCCTTTGTGCATAAATCTGAATACGAACCTAAACACCCTCAAATTAGAAGAAAACATCATAAAGCAGATGCTATAGCTTTACAAAACCCAAGACCTAGACCCAAAGACGATAATGAGGCTTTTGTTATTTATGTTAATAATGGTTTTAATAATTCTAGCATGTTGCCTAGTGCAAGTGATAATATATTAGGCACATCTTTAGAATCGTTTGAAATGACATCTAGCACTGGAGAGGTAACTATTAGTATATCATGACTATTACACATGCTAACTTTTTAACACAAGTAAGAAACTACACTGAAGTAGATTCTAATGTGTTATCTGATACTTTAATTGATCAGTTTATTCGTAACACAGAGTTAGATATTGCGGGTAAAGTTGATTATGATGATTTACGAGCTTACAAAACATCTTCATGTGTGGCATCACAACGATTTTTAACTATGCCTGAAGAATTGATGTATATACGATCTATTCAGGTTAATAGCAGTAGCACTCGTATTTTTTTAGAGAAAAGAGACACTAGCTTTATATCAGAATTTAATTCAACAGATGCAACAGGTGTGCCAAAGTATTACGCTAATTGGGATGACAGCACTCTTGTATTAGCACCTGTGCCATCCAGTGCTTTGACTGTACAGATTAACTATGTCATCGATCCACCACATTTTAACAGCTCAACCACCACCTTTTTGTCAACCAATCAAGAATCGTTGCTTTTACACGGTGTGCTAACTGAATGTTTTAGCTACTTAAAAGGGCCTGCTGATATGTACAACTTATACAAAGGTAAGTACAATGAAGAGGTACAGCAATTTGCTATGCAACAGATGGGACATAGAAAACGTGGGCAATATACAGATGGTGAACCAAGAATACCCGTTCCATCAATTTCACCAAATGTTAAGGGAGTAGGATAATGGCAATAACAACTAATGCAATATGTAATTCGTTCAAAAAAGAATTATTAGAAGGTACACACAATTTTAAACAAAGTGGTGGTAATAGTTTTAAATTATCACTTTACACCAGTAGTGCAACATTAGGCAAATCAACTACATCGTTTACTACAGATAACCAAGTATCGGCCACTGGTCAATACGCATCTGGTGGTAGTGCACTAACCAATGGAGGTACTTCAATATCTTCAGATACTGCCTTAGTCGACTTTGCTGATTTATCTTTTACAGGTGTTACTTTAACTGCAAGAGGAGCTTTAATTTACAATGATACTCAGTCAGGTGATCCAGCAGTATGTGTATTAAATTTTGGTGGTGATAAGACTGCGACTGCGGGAACTTTTACTGTTCAATTTCCAGCTTTTTCATCCTCTGCAGCAATTATACGAATAGCATAGGAGTAATACATGGCCTTAGTAATCAACGACCGTGTAAAAGAATCAACCACGACAACAGGTACTGGTACAGTCACATTAGGCGGTGCTGTTTCTGGATTTGAAACATTCGCAGCAGGTATTGGTAACAGTAACACAACATATTACTGTATTGTTTTAAATGCTGAATTTGAAGTTGGATTAGGTACTTTAGCATCGGATAGCTCAACATTAGCTCGTACCACAATTATATCAAGTTCTAACAGCGACAGTGCTGTAGATTTTTCAGCAGGAGCTAAAGAAGTATTTTGTTGTTTACCAGCTAGTAAATCTACAGTATTAGATGCTAGTAACAATTTAACATTACCCGCTAAATTTATTATGCCTGATGTTACTTCTGCTAAAATATTAGTAGCCGATGGCACAAGTTATGAAGAAGTAGCAGTAAGTGGAGATGTAACTATTGCTTCAAGTGGTGCTATAACAATTGCTAATAATGCTGTAGAAACAGCTATGATTAATGCGGATGCTGTAACAGGAGCTAAAATAGCAGATGACGCTATTAACTCAGAGCATTATACAGATGGTTCAATAGATACAGCTCATATCGCAGATTTACAAGTAACCACAGCTAAAATAGCTGCCGATGCAATTACAGGTGCTAAAATAGCAGATAACGCTATTAATTCAGAACACTATACCGATGGCAGTATAGATACAGCTCACATTGCTAATGACCAAATAACAATTGATTTAATGGCAGACGATGCTATAGGGGCTGACCAATTAGCTGCTAATGCTGTAGTTAACGCAAGTGTAGCGTCAAGTGCTGCAATTGTTGATACTAAGTTAGCGACAATATCTACAGCAAACAAAGTAGATATAGGTGCGTTAGATATAGACGGTGCTTCAGATATAGGAGCTGATTTAGTAGATGCTGATCTTATTATTGTTGATGATGGAGCAAATGGTACTGAGAAAAAATCTGCAATGTCTAGAGTCAAAACATATATTGCAGATGTTACCTTAACTACCGCAGCTCAAACTAATATAACGTCATTAGGCACTCTTACTACACTTACTGTAGATAATATAATTATCAATGGCACCAATATTGGACATACCAGTGATACTGATTCATTAGCGATAGCGGCAGACGGAGTAGTAACTTTTAGTCAAAGAGATGTACATTCAGCGGGCATTACTGTAGCAGATGGTGGACAAATTGGTTCAGCCTCTGATGTGGATGCGATAGCGATAGGATCAGATGGAGATGTAACTCTTACACAAGACCTAGAACTACAACACGATGGTGCGATACTATCTTTTGGTGCGAATGATGAAATAGCTTTGACTCATGTACATGATACTGGGTTACTATTAACAGATTCTGGTGGCACACCAACATTACAGTTACACGATGCAAACGAGAGTATTGCATCAGACGGTAGTAAAATAATCATGAAGTCTGGTGGCACAACATTTAATATGCCAACTGCTGATGGAAGTGATGGACAGTTTTTAAAAACTGACGGTAGTGGAACATTAGCTTTTGCCGCAGCTTCAGCTGATTCACTGCCTTGTGATAATTTAACTGTTGGTGATGCCGCAGTTACTATATCAACATCGTCTGGTAATATTACAATCGATGCTACAGCAAACGATTCAGACATTATTTTAAAAGGTACTGATGGCGGTGCAGATATTACAATGGCAACATTTGATGGTAGTGATGCGGGTACACTTGTATTGAATCATGATTTAACTCTTCCAGATGGTGGCAAAACCATCTTTGGTGCTGGTTCAGACCTACAAATACAACATGATGGTTCTGATTCGTATATTCAAAACAGCACAGGAAATTTAAAGCTACAAGGAAAATCAGGAGAAGATAGTGTTGTTATTATTCCTGATGGTGCTGTAGAAATTAGTCATAACAATGTAAAAAAATTTGAAACAACCGCTGCTGGTGTTGACGTAGCAGGTACTATAGGTGCAACAGGTGTAATCACAGCTAACGCTGGTGTAGTCGTAGACAACTTTACAATAGATGGTAATGAGATTGATTTAAGTTCAGGTGATATGTTTCTTGATTCTGCTGCTTTAATTATCTTAGATGCTGATGCAGGAACTATTCAATTTAAAGATGATGGTACACATATAAGTTCTTTTACTAAT